CAAAAGCAAGCGAGCAAAATTTGTAGCAAACTCCAGAGACAGTTGCAGCACCAGTAGAAGCAGCGGCTGTAGAAGCTGCTCGCCCAACTGTGGCGGTAACTAATGTGCGTGAGCGCATTGCACCAATTACATCAGCAGAATACCTAGGAGCATCTATCAAGGCTGCACTAGGCGATCAGGATGCACGTCGCATTGTAGAAAGTGCGGATGATTCAACATCAACAAACACTGGTCTAACATTGCCAGCGCACCTAACAAACTTCATCACTACAACATTCTCAGGACGTCCTGCATTTGATGCAGTAACACGCGCTGGAACTGTTCCACAGCTATCATTCACAGTGCCAAAGATGGGCACAGCACCAACTTCAGCTGCAGTTTCAGAAGGTGGCGCACCAAGTGAGACTGGAATGACTAGCTCATACGACACAGTCACAGCAAGCAAGTACTCATCAATCAACCGAGTATCTTTCGAGCTCCTTGATTTTTCTAACCCTGCATTTGAGACATTGCTTCTCAACGAAATGCGTAAGGGCTACGAGAAGGCAACAGATGCAGCACTAATCGCAGCATTTACTGCTTCAGGTACAGCAGCAACAGGTGTTGCAGCAACAGCAGCAGGACTTCAGTCATTCATCGCAACAGAATCAGCAGCAGCATACAAGGGCACAGGCGGAGATTACGCTCGCAAGCTCGTAGCTGGTACTGACAACTGGGCAGCTATTCAAGGCTACGCAGATTCAACTGGACGCGCATTGTATTCAGCTCAGGGAGCAACATACAACGCTTCAGGTACAGCAGTAGGTTCATCAACTGTTGGAAACATCCTAGGCACAGACCTAATCATCGACCACAACATCGCTACTTCAGGCGTTGTAGATGAGTCAATGTTCCTAGTCGCTCCTGATTCAGTGTATGTCTGGGAGTCACCAACTACGAATCTGCGAGTCAATGTTTTGACTTCAGGCGAAGTTGAAATCAACATGTATGCATACCTAGCAATTTACGTTGCTAAGGGTGGCGCGGGCGTACGTCGCTTCAACCTAGCGTAATAGGTTACTAAGTCGCTCTGAGGGGTAGTAGCCCTCTACCCCTCAGAGTCTTTAGAAAGGAATCGCATGTCTCTAGTTACAGTAAGTGAGTTACGCTCAACACTTGGCGTTGGCACATTGTATCCAGACGCGACCCTTCAAGAAGTGTGTGACGCTACAGATGCAGTCCTACTTCCGATGCTGTGGACTAACAATTTATTTAATCTTGGTCATAGCAATACAACAAATACAGGCACACTTTATTTTGATGTTTTTGTAGCAGATGTTTTTTATGTGGGTCAGACTGTAACTATTACAGGTAATGGCTCAAAGCACAACGGTTCTAAGACCCTTACAGGCGTAGGTGAGAAGTCAATCACTTATGCAATTACTGGCAACAATAACACTGCAACTCCTTTCCACCCAGTCCAACCTTTTGGCACAGTAACAGCAGACACTTATGTTGATTGGTCTACCGATGCCGCAATTCAGCAAGCCGCGTTAATGGTAAGTGTCGAGATTTGGCAAGCACGCACCGCGACATTAAGCGGATCTAATGCAGTCGATTTTCAAGCGAGCCCATACAGGATGTCAAGTCAGCTTTTGGCGAAGGTGCGTGGGCTCATAGCTCATGCGCTTTCGCCCTCATCAATGGTCGGGTAGTCCATGACAACCCCAATCACAACACTTCGCACTACTTTAGCAACGGCTTTAGTAGATAACACTAAGTACCAAGTTTTTGCATTTCCGCCCTCAGTTGTCTTGGCTAACTCAGTTATCATCAGTCCTGCAGATGAATACATCACGCCTAGCAATAACAGTCAAATCTCGGTGAGTCCAATGGCTAACTTCAAGATCATCGTAACGACCATGCTCTACGACAACGAGGGTAACCTCAATGGCATAGAAGATTTCGTGTGCAGCGTGTTCGCTAAGTTAGCGGCATCATCTCTGGTCTATAATGTAAGCGCAATCAGCGCACCAAGTATTCTCAACGCTGCTTCGGGTGACCTACTCAGCTGCGAGATGTCCGTATCAATCCTAACGAGTTGGAGTTAAACATGTCCGATTGGGAAAAAGAGAACGAAGCCTTTCTGATCAAGATCGGGCAGGTTAAAGAAACACCAGCAGTAAAGCCAGTAACTACAAAGAAGGACGAGGAATAATCCGATGGCAGTTTATTTAGCAAATACTGGAGTTCTAACTGTTAATTCGGTAGATCTCTCTACACTAGTTACATCTGTAACAATTAACCGCGCATTTGATGAGCTTGAAGTCACAGCACTTGGCGATCAGGGTCATCGATTTGTGAAGGGATTGGAAGCTTCAAGCATTTCAATCGACTTCCTGAATGATGAAGCAACAGCTAAGACACTTCAGACACTTCAGGCAACATGGGGAACAAACACCACAGTAACATTCAAGCAGACATCTGCTGCTGTATCAGCAACAAACCCTCTTTACACAATGACATGCTTGGTCAATAACATCACACCTGTAAATGGTGCAGTTGCAGACCTATCAACTCAGAGCGTAACTTGGAATGTTTCAGGTACAATCGCAGTAACAACAGCGTAAGAAACTAACAAAGGGGCAAACTCATGGCAAAACTAAAGATAGTTCGTACAGATGGAAGCGTACTAGAAGGCGAAATCACCCCAGCGGTGGAATACGCATTTGAGCAGTACGCTAAAAAGGGCTTCCATAAGGCGTTCCGCGATGAAGAAAAGCAGAGCGATGTCTATTGGTTAGCATGGGAAGTAACACGCAGGACAGGTGAAACTGTTAAGCCTTTTGGGATGGAGTTTATCGAGACACTTAAATCTGTCTCGGTTGAAGATTCAGACCCTTTAGCTTAAAGCGCGATCTTCCATTCACCTACCTAATTGCTCGCTTGAGCATTAGGTTGGGGATTGCGCCACAGCAGTTACTAGAATTAGACCGCACAATGCTTAATGCATTGTTTGAAGGTCTTACGGATGAAGCGAAGGAGCAACGAGATGCCAGCAAGCGTAAAGGGCGGCATTGAGCTTCGCAAGGCTCTTCGTAAGTTCACTCCAGATCTTGCTAAGGAATTACCTAAGGAAATTGGTGCGGCTCTCAAGCCAGTCACCAAAATTGCTAGAGGTTACCTTCCAGATGAAGGGCAAGTGTTAAGCGGATGGCTGGCTCGTGCAGGGTCAGCTTCTCGCTTTCCTGCTTATGATGTAAGACTGGCAAAGCGTGGCATTGGGTACAAGACGACACCTTCTAAGCCTAATCGCAGAGGCTTTAGATCATTAGCGCGCCTTTACAATAAGAGCGCGGCAGGTGCTATCTACGAAACAATGGGGCGCAAGACTCCACAAAGCACATTCGTAGAGAATCAGAATAACAAGTACGCCTCTCAGATGAAGGGCAACAACAAGATGGAAGGTCGTGCCTTGTTTCGTGCATACGAAGAAAACAATGGCAAGGCTCAAAAGGCAGTTATCACAGCCATTGAAAAGGCATCTTATAAGTTCAACCAAGCGACAAAGACTCGAGGCTAACTATGGCAAATGTGATTATTGATTTAGCTGCAGAGTTCACTGGCAAGAAAGCCTTTAAGCAAGCAGAGACTTCTACTGAAAAATTAACTAAAGGTGTCAAGCGACTTGCTGGAGCTTTTGGTCTCGCTTTTGGTGTTCGCGGTGCAGCCCTAGCTGTCAAGGCTTTTGCAGAAGATGACAAAGCCGCACAGGCATTAGGTAAGACTCTACAGAATCTTGGTCTGGCTTACGGTAGCAGCGCAGCAACCGTTAACGGATACATCTCACGCCTAGAACAACAGACAGGTGTGCTAGATGACGAGCTACGCCCTGCCATGGATCGCTTCCTTCGCGCCACATTATCAGTCACCAAGTCTCAGGAATTGCTCAACCTTGCTCTTGACATTTCAGCAGGTACAGGCAAGAGCCTCACACAGGTTTCACAAAGTCTGCAGAAGGCTTATCTAGGGCAGACTCAAGCACTTGGTCGCTTAGGTGTAGGACTATCAAAGGCAGAACTTACAAGTGCAAGCTTTGAGGAAATCCAGCAAAGACTAGCTGTGTTGTTTGCAGGTCAGGCTTCAACGGCTGCTAATACATACGCAGGTGAGATTGCCAAGTTACAGGTTGCAGTAAATAACGCTAAGGAAACAATCGGCAAGGGTTTTGTCGATGCACTAAAGACTGCATCTGGCTCTAGCACCATTGATCCTGTAATCGCTGGCATCAATAGCGTTGCTAATGCTTTTGCTTATGTTACTCGCGAGGCTGGCAAAGTAATAGCCATCACCAAGGACATTTTTAAGAACCCTAGCTTCTTTGCACCTTCTGGCGGTTTATTCGGTGATGGCAAGGGATTTGGCAACATTTCACTCTCTGCTACTTCTCAGGATACTCAGCGAGCAGATGCGGCTGCTAGAAATAAAGCCGCAGCGGCAGCCAAAGCGCAAACAGCGGCATTGGCTAAAACACAATCATCAATTCTCAAGGCTCAAAAAGATCAACTTAAACTAGCAAAAGCTAGAGCGATCTTTGACATGCAAAAAATCCAGATTGAGGCAGCACTTAAGGGCAAGATTTCTAAAGAAGATGAAATCCGTCTAAATCTCATGAAGGCTTTACTTGAAGAAAACATGACGGATGTTGAGAAGTTTCAGAAGTTACTGGAAAAGGCTCAGGAAAAAACTAAAGAGATGGAGACGGTTCTCCAGACTATTAAGACTTTAGAGATTAAAGATCCTTTTGGTGAGTGGAAGATTGACCCTCTCACTGCATCGATCAATGAACTCACCAAGTCGATGTTCTCTGTGCAAACACAGATTCAGGCTAATGGTCGCGAGTGGTCATCGTTTGCCAACTCTGTAGCAAATACAGTCATTAGACCTAACCTTTCAGAATGGTCATCATCATTTGGCGCGGCTGGATCGGCTTCTGCGGAAGCTCTAAAAGCACAGCAAGAAGCGTTAACCGCTCAAAGCGCAGCAGCATCCGCGGCTTTACAAGCACAAAGCACAGCACAACTTGAAGCATTGAAAGCTCGTCTAGCAGCAGAAGCCGCTGCTTATAAAGAGTTAATGGAAGCAACAGCGGCAGCAGCAGCAGCCGCCTTAATCACAGGCG